AAAAACGGTCATCACCAAATGATGCCACTGGGGCATTAATTTTGCCTAATTCTGTTTGAAGTTTATCAAACGAACCGGACTTCTTCTTTAAATCTGCAAAAGACATATTTAAAATCTCCTATATGTGTCGTTTTATATTAATCGTATGTTTACAACGATAGCTTGTATAAGCGCTATCATTACTATTTATAATAACATAAATCCCACTGCTTGTCAAGCCTTTTTCAATATCCTCTCGGACATTTCCGTTTGGGTTATGTAGTTAAGGTTCGGAATACCTTCCCATTCCTCTATTACACGGTTAATCCTGTCATAATTTGTTATAGGTTTAGGATTAACTTTATAATACTGTATGTGTGGGAACTTTTCAAATACTAATCTGTGCTGTTTGATCCAATTGTCAGGTGGTATCATTGAACCTTGAGCATCTATATAACAATTTGTGCTTTTATACACATTATTAGCATTCTCTGTTTCAGAATATAAATCCATTCCCACCAAATATATCTCTTTAGTTTCGGGCTCTAAAGATGAAAACAAATTACACAATGCACCGGAAGAGAAACTATAATCTGAATTGCCTGGTAAAGATTCTGTCTTTCTTACTTTATCTTCTGGTGCAAGCCATGTCACCCATAAACCAGCCCTCACATCACCCAATACAATATCCAGATTGTATGGATTTATTGTTCCTCCATTAGACTCGACCTTTAAAACATATTCATCTCTAATAGTTTTGATTTTATCTAAATTTTGGCCACTAACAACAAATTCATTCCATCCTTCTGGTCGAGAGCTTTCATGTAAAAAAGAACTCATATCTATTTCTGAATTTGATATATGTTCTGCAACAACTACCTGGTCATATGCTTCAGCTGGAAGTCTAGACCAATCTCTAAAATATACTACATTGTCAAAACAATATCCTGATCGGTATATTTCATGGCTCATCTCTATGTCACAACACACCAAATAATCTGGTACCCAATCTCTATATAATGCATTGCAGCCCCAAACCGAGACATGCTCCTTAATTTTATCTAAATCTAAATTGAGCCTTGATTCGCCATTACCAAGACATACCACTTTACTTTTATCTTTCATCTCAAGGCAGCCCAACTAACCGGGAAAAGTTCTCTTGCTATTTCATCTATCTGCCATGCCACTTCTTGTGTCTCTTGCTGTGTACTGGGATCACATCTGAGATTGCAAACTCTAGCAAATGCATACAGACTTCCACTCCAATGCCACTCCGTATACATTGACTGTGGTAGAACCATTCGTGCCTGTTCTGGTGATACACCGGCAACTATCATACTCTGATACAACTCGGCACAGTGTCGTTCAGCCTTATGTACCTCACTGCCGACACGCCTCTCACGATTCAACCACCCAACCACATCGTCGCTACTACCTTGTTTCTTATCAACAGGACGACCTCTCCATGTCTCTGGATGATAAAACTCTGGTGGGTTGTCTACATATCTGCGTGATACTTCATTCCATACGAGTCCAGTTTGGTGTTTGACTAATTGACGAGCAACAAATATAGGTGCTTTAATATGAAAAGACAACGAACAATGACCAAAAGGTGTCCAATGATTATGAATAGCAAGATACTTTATCAGTCTCTTATCACTATCTGTCATTTCATATATACCTTGAGCAGGTATATGTTTTTTCCATTGGGTTTTTTTATCAAAAGAAACTCTAGCTGCATTAACTACCGTCAAATCGGTGCCCATTGAATCTAACAAACTTACTTTCATCGTAATTCCTCATAACCTCCATCATTTAAACTATATACAACTCTCTTTATATCAAAATCTGCTATAGCACTCATACAGCCATCACAAGGTCTAGACAAGCCATAAGTCCATATCTTTTCTTGTTTTTTAGCTCGACAGATATATAATGAAGATTTTTTCAAATCATCTACAGATACTCTCCTTAAACTATTTTTAATTGCATCTATCTCGGCATGAATGTGAATATGGTGTTCGGTTGATCCATATTTTGCCTGAAACGGATGTGTCTTATAAGAATTTTCTCCAAGACCAACTATTTGGTTGCCTATTACTATAGCAGACGCTATTCTAGCATTACTAACTGGAGTTATATCTACTGCAATTTTCCAAAGTAAATCTATATATTTTCTGTCTTTGTTCATATTTGGAGCCACCGAGAGGAATCGAACCTCCGACCTAAGGTTTACAAAACCCTTGCTCTACCGACTGAGCTACAGTGGCCATTATCACTATCAAAAATCTTTACAAAAAGCGCTATACACCAACCTCTTTAATATACTTCCAATATCTCTCATTATACCAGCGTTTCTTGCCTTCTAAATTCTCGGCAAACCATCCAAACTCTGCATCATATCGTAAAGCTTTTATAGCAATTTTCGTATTATCTTTTGTGTGCTGTAATACTATCTGCTTCGGAAGAGTATGAACTACTCCACTTGTTCCCATTTTTTCAAATTCCATAATATTTGGCTCCGTGACCTGGGCTCGAACCAGGGACAATCGGTTTAACAGACCGACGCTCTACCAACTGAGCTATCACGGATTCTCCTTTCTCCGCTTATTAAATTTACGTTGATTTGCATGAATAATCTGCTGAGTTAATTCATCAAATCTAGGAATAGCAACATCTTTCTGCCAACGCTCAGCTTCAGCTAATTCATGTTCCAATGTACGAATCCGCTTTGTAGCCTGTTCTAGTTTATAGGACAAATGAGCAATCCTACGTTTTGCTTCATCTACATATGTTTCTTTAATAGTCGATTCATTACTACTCATCATATACTCTCCTGTACTATTGTTAAAGTTTTCATTCTAAATTCTTTCACATCAACCTTTAAGAAAGGATCATAGTCATCAATCAACTTACTCAATTTTGGCCAAATAAATTTTTCTTTTATCTGTTCATCAAACCTTTCGCGGTATGTTACAACTTTTTCCAAAATAACTAAAGTTTCTAAACTTATTTTTTTACCAAGATAGGCTTTTACTAATTTAGGATGATTTCCGTCCTTACATTGGAATATTATATCAAAATTTTCAACCAATGTCAATAATTTTTCAATATCATTTTTATAAACATACTCTAAACTTTGATTTATCTTCTTGTGTGCTGTCCAATTCCGTTTATCAAATTCTCCTATCCACTCTTTACCTCTAATAAAATTTGAAAGGTAAAATTCTAAAATCTGTGGGTCTGATAATTTGTTAGACAGTTTAATAAACTTAAATTTATCTTTCCGTTTATCAAAAGATTCTAAAGAAGCACTAACTTTGCCTCCATATTTGTGATAATCATAATCACCTTTAAAATGGAGTTTTAAAGCTAAATAGTTCGTATAGGCTTCGTAGGGGGACATTAAACTCAAAACAAAGAACTCGTTTTTGGTAAATAGTTTAATGATTCGGCTTCATATTGGATTTTTTCTTTTAATCCATTATCAACCCATTTTGTTACTGTTTGGGGTTCTATACCTTTTTCTGCACAATACATAATTACAGCATCTAGGTAACTTACCCGCTTGGTCTTTACAATTTCTTCAATTAGTAAAGAAAACTTTTTAGAAGTAATTTTCTCTCCAACCATAATATACTCTTATTTTTTAAAAGGCATATTACCTATCCTCGTTTCGGTAATAGCAAGTTCTGTGAGGCGTCCTATGCGAGGACCTCTTTAATTGTGGCCCGTTTGGTAACAAGGTGGGCCGAACCCCGGAAAATTAAGCCGCTAAGGCGAAATCCTCAAAGTAATAATCGTCATTTGCGATTATAAAAGTGATAGAATCCTCTTGCAATGTTTCTTCCGCTCCGTCGAATTCCATTACACCCCCAATATTCGTTTTAACTCTAAAATTCGTTCCCACTGTACTGTACAAGGCTTTAAATGTTCTGGACGATGTTTAATTTGTTCTTCAAGATTATCCAGTTCTTTCTTTAAAGACATATCTCTTTCTGGTGGTATTTTACCAAAGCCAACTTGTCTATCCCAAGATCGCTGTGTCATATACCATTCCATAGGCCTTTCTATAATACCATGCACATTTCTACCTACTAACGAATTGGTGGAGGTGGTGGGAGTCGAACCCACGTCCGCAACGTTTACTCCAGTACCGTCATCAGTTTCTTTCACACAATTATTTATTCAGTTGAAGTGTTACCAAAAGTAATATTAATTGATAAACCGGCAACTAGATCACCACGTTCCCAATCACTATCAACCGGTACCGTAATGTTTGGTCTTACCGAAAATGTATCAGAAACATCCCAAGTATAACCAACATCAATATCTAGACCTTCATAACCAAAGTCATCAACGTCCCAGATACTAGTAACACTACCATCAACACCGGCAATTGCATAACTTGTACCAACCTCAGCTGAGATTTCACTACTATCATTAATATTCCAACTTAACTCAGTATCTAATTCAGCACCAAATTGGGAAAGAGT